TCAGACTCTTGAATGAGTGCAACTATAGGCCATAAGAACATTTTGGCTACAATTAGATGTGGTAAATCCTGAACATAGAATAACCTAGTATTGCCAGTTTCAAATTTCTTCTTTGAAACTGGTTCATCCTTCAAACTAACACTAAAGACCGTACCACTAGTTTCATCATTATCATAGCTTAGTAAAATAGCAACTATTGAACGTTGCAACTGAGGTGTCATATCTCGTATCATATTGTCATCACCCTTTACTATTAAATGGTCGCCTTTCTTCCCTGAAAATGATACTCCAGCGGCTGTAGAAGAGTTAATACGTCTACAATAATCGTCCAACGTATATCCATTTATAACTTCACATAAAGGGAGAGGTGACAGTGACAAGCCTGGGTGAGTAATACGTAGTCTTTCTTTTATATCTTTTAAAAATAACATCTTTGCACTACTAAAATTATTAAATTCATTCATCAGAACTGGTGCAGCAAAGTGAACAAGAGCATTATTCTGAGGAGAAACATAAACTCCATTAATTTTAGCTGCTTTCAACAAAGGTCTAGAAAATTCTTTAGTTGGGGGAATACCAGTTTCATTTATTATCTCAGGTATAATCTGTGACAATTTATTCGTTATAACACTAGAACTGCGATTAACGCAAGCTTTATCTACTGTCCCATAATATTGAATGCCTGGAAGAAAAATATGTCTAAAAGGAGACTTATTATTCTGTTCAACATGCTTAAAATTATAAACAATGTCTCCTGCAGACATTATTGGGAATACTTTTGATTTCTCTTCCAAAAGTAATAGAAATCCTTCAATATCATTTTTATTTAACTCTATAGCAAATCCCCAATTTCTCTGCACATTGCCTGCGTAATGAAAACCTAGAATGCAACACCCTTTGCCAACTTGAGCGATCAGTAAATTCCCACATTTGCCATCACCAGAATATCCTTCATAAGCATAACTTCTATTAACAACATCTCCATCAACTATTAATTCATTTGGATCATATCTAAATACTAAATTCTGACCCTCTATCATACCATGACCAATACTTGTTATATCCGTACCTATATGTTGTACTAGATTGCGGAATTGTCTACCTGCAAAAGCTAATGTAATATCCCTACCACAATCAATATACGTTCCTTCTTCAGTTGATATTTCAAAATGCTCAGTATAATCATTTTCCAAAGGTGACGCATATATTCTAGTTTTTTGATTTCTACATTTTTTATGATAATGGGTATTAATCATTACTATGTTAGATTTGATACCAACAC